TCTACCTTGGGATAGAAGAAATCAAGGGCGTACTCTATGGATAGAGTACCGAGATTGGATGCAGATTCAGCATCGAAATCAGACGCGGCCATAAGGAAAAACCGCGCTTGCGTCGAAAGACGCTCGTCACTGGTACCTTCGTCATTGTAGAAAGTGGCGGCTGGATCCCGAAGCTCCATATTCCACGTCTTCGGATCCTTAACTTGGACTGGTTTCTGACCGTAGGAAGAGAAGGCTAACTGAAGGTTAGTACTGCCCCCCCCGCTCAGAACAGATTCGTCGGCATCGTAGACAAAGAATCCGACGATCTGCCCGGCTGACATTGCACCGCAAGTAGGATGATAGTGCATACGTACGTTGCTGAAGCGGAACTTTTGGAAAAGACCGCTCATAGCCTTAATACGCGTCTGTCCGATCTGTTTTGGATTGATCGGAATCTCAGCCAGGATATCACCCGCCACCGCATAGGAAGTATTTCTTCCCTTGATGGAACTGAAATTAGTACGTTTAATCACAAAGTCGTACTTACTTCGTCGCACAGACGAAATGCTGAATAGGCTGGAAATGGCATCAATAAAGTCATTGCCAAGTAGGGTCGACGCGACCTTACTAACTGTCTTGCCGACAGTCACAGCTCCTTTCAGGAAAGTCTTAGCTCCATCGAGACCTTTGTCAACCCAAGTCAAATTGGGTTCGACCCGTTGAGCAGTAACAGTAGTCATTGGGCGTTGCTGCTGGGAAACACTGGGCGCAGGTCTAGTTCGACCTGCCCGACCTTGTCCACGCCGCCCTCCACGGCCTCCCTTAGGCTGGGGCGCGCGTCGCCGACCATTCACTAATGGTTTTAAAGACATAACGAGTTATGTATGGGGATCCCCGATAACTCTTGTGGTGTGTTTCCACCGGCGACTATACATGATGATGAGAGCTCAGGAGTGAGCATCCCCGTGTAGTCTGTAGGCATTCTATAATTGGGTAGAGGCGCCGAAAGATATTGGCGTACTGAGGCTTCTACCAAGCTGGTATCGAAGCGAATAGTATCCTGGAAATCGACGGATACTCCCCAATTACTTAGCACGGAACTATTAAGCACGGCATTTGGCCGGCACCGTTTTGGGTTCGTTGTAATTGAAACAACGTCATCATCACCCCCATCGAAAGAGAGTGGGACCCATGAGGATAGGATAACTGGTTCCTCATGACGAATGATTTCTACGGGTAGAGGTTGCATCCTACGGATCTGTAGGATTTTCCAAGGAGACCAATGTCTCACCTCCCGTACTACAGGGTCATAGTGAGTTCCGTTTATAGGCATCTTGTATACTTTCGGCTCATGCTGGGTAAGGGAAGAACGTTCCCGAATACCTAGATCCGACCACATCAATGGACATCCGTCCTTTCGGTAGTAATACCGTGGTTGCTGTGGCTCAAGCTCTTCAGGTGGAAGAGGGAGCACATCAGAATCGTAATGTGGTCGAAGAACTTCATGCCGAAACTCATCCCTGGAGAGCAAATACGCAGCGTATTGTCGCTGGAATCTTGTAATCCTAATCGGGCCCGGCTGGGCTCTCGAAAGGTCGAGACCAAACCCCCCCCAGTACTCTGGGAGACCTAAGGATAGTAATCCCTGGGTAAGTTCTCGGACGCTGTCATGGTGGTAAGCCATGTATCGCGATAGGGCCCGCGTAGGGTCCCTCGCACCATCGATTACAAGTTGAAGGTTCTTAATCGGAACCATAAGCTCTTCAGTAGGGTCGGATTGCACCTTGGATCTGCCTAAAAGCAATCCGCTTTGGAAGAACGGAATACGTATCTGTGAACACCGGCGTTCGCGATCAAACATCACTGAGTTAATTGTACAAAACCTTTCGTGGAAGAAATTCTTTCCTACAGAGAGTTTAAAGCCAAGGAGATCAACTCCGATCTTCCACTTGGCATACTCTTCCTTTGTACAACCAAAGAGAATATCGTCACCATTAACGAAACCATTAAGTTGGCCTAACGGCAGATTCTCTCCCTTGGCATACCACATCGTAAGAAGGTTAGCAATACATAAGATCGGGAAGGAAAGTACCGATCCCATGAGCTGGCCATTACGTTGCATTACACTTTGGGAGGGAGTATCCCCAATTGGGGGATATATGATTTCGTGTTCATACAGGACCCGTCTGTAAACTTCTATATCAGACAGGTTAGGGGAAAAGGGTGTATTCTGCGAGTAGATATGAAGCAGAATGCGTTCGAAGATTCTCTTTGATACGTTGATGTTTAGGGTATCAGTGGCGCCAGCATAGTCGCCACTGACCATAAGTTCACAGGGTCTCAGTTTGTCGAAGAACTGTCTTAGATCGCTGTTAGTTACAGAGCGTCCTATTAATTTGAAAATTGATAGACACTTAAGGTTCCCGTGGAGCCATCGCTGAAGCGAACGTGCCAGGGCATAGGCCAAACCTCGGCCTTTAG